TCTATCTAATCCGATTAGGGATTAAAATAGATGAGAGAGTGGACCCGGGAGTTCCCGGTGGCTAATTGCATACTCCTATTACTCAGGTCTAAGGAACATTCTTCACATGAAGAGTCTTCCAAAAGCCCTTTTCTTAGGAACAGTGTAATTACCAGTTGTTCAAGAGATTAGATTATTACATGTTTCGTGTAATGACCTTCTTGACACCGCAACTCACGTGGCCCCCTTCTTTGCAGCATAGTCAGATACAGAATACTCACGCGTGTAGTGTTCTTTATCGACAAATGCTTTAATAGCCAGGGATCATGCCTTATCTAAACCAGTTACCTCTCTCCTTACCTGACGTTTTAAATGAACAAGTTCATTTACACCAGGAATGACAAGAAATTCAAGAAGTGATTTCAAATCATTGTGAGAACCATTATAAGATTCTAACTTAGAATCTAAATTGGTTAAGAGGTTGGTTAAAGCGTGTAAAAGCGGATGTCATGACACAGAATTTCGATCCCACTCGGGATTGAGTTTACCTTCATGAGGCCAAAATTCTTCGATTAGGCTATCATATAAGGTAACAATTTTCTTGTTAGCTCTTGATACAATAACTGCCAATCCAATATTAATGATCCTATGAGTATACTCATAGACTTTATCATTTTCAGGAAGAAATTCCTCCGGAATACCTTTAGATCCTAAATAGGACTTAAGGTCTTCAGGAGAAATCAATTCTCTGATATATTGGAAGGCAAATCAGAAGTCTTTAAGGCGTTTATCCATTAATTCAGCAGTACACCACTGCTTATTAATGAATAGACCCTTATAGGACTCCTTCACAACATCAAATGCTGATTGTCCACTACTTAATTGGAAAGAACTCTTATTGAGATACTCTCAAACTATAGTAAGTACGGTTTTTGGCTCGGAATAATGTCTACATATACCCTTAAGGGGTAATGGAGATATTTCCTGACCACGGTGTATCCATCTCTTAGCAAACTCATATGTATCTTTCGACACATGTGTTTTTGCCTTTGAGATGTCAACACCCCAGATTTTCATTAAATTACAATATATTTGAGCGACTTTATCGTTTTTAATAACGATATCATCTCCAAGTAAAATGTAATCACGAAAATCTTTTAAACCACACTTGTATGCCGCCCATTGCACCACGAAATGGTGACATAAAGCGAAGCTAGCCCATGAGGAATAACTCCCCATAGGTTGGCCTACTGCATAACTAAAGAATGAAAGTTTTCTCTTGATTTTATCAAAATAGGAGAAAACTCTTTCTACTAAAAGATTGGACCACGCTTCCCCAATAGTACGACCGTAAAAGGCAGAAATGACTTTTACTTGTACGTATAAAGGGAATCGATCGGTAGCTGACGAAAGATCGAGAGAATGGAACTTATTACCATCATCCTTTCAGTTATTGAAAGGGTCTTGCGTAAAAGTACGATCCATAGGTATATGCCTGAGTATGGAGAGGAGATTATCATGTATAGGTTTTAATGATCATTGAGATCAATAATCTAACATGGCAATCACTCTTTCCTTACCTTCAGCATCATGCACTACCGAAAGTTTTCCTCCAGTAATATCATCACTGGGATGGAGCTCTTTTCGTGCAAGCGCATAATCATAAGCTTTCTTGAAGAATTCTCAACCGCCCTTTGACAAAGTCATTAAGGCATTGATAGATTCTCAACTATGAATCATAGTTGCAGGAAGTATA